TTTACCTGCATAGCCTTTAATTACTTTTTCCATATTACTCTGTTTTATAATCATCTCTGTTAAATTTCATTTTTATGTTTTTCTTTGTTAAATCAATAGAAGCTGAGATGTGGGTTCTATTGATGTTGTAAAATCTGCTCATTTCTCTTTGTGAAACATCATCTACTAAATGTCTCTGTGCAAATGTTTTATCTGTTAGTGGAAGTTTACCAATGTATATCTTGATATCTTTTACCAACTTTTCTTTATCTTCTTTTAATTCTATTCCTTCTTCTTCAAACTGATAATCCTCAATAGGATTAGATTTACGAGAGGCTTTTCTGTATTTGGTATAGAATGGTGAGGTAGATGAATTAAATTGAATGTGAGCCATCCTAACAATGTAATGTTGAACCTTATCTTCCATTAGAATACGAGAAGTATAATCAGGTCCTTTCTCTAAAAATGCTAAGATACAATCTTGTAATAAATCTTCTGTAAGTTCGTGATTTCTTGTTACACCTTTCACCTTACCAAGAATTTCTTTGTAATGTTTTTCTAAATATGAGTTTATCATATAATCCTTCCACGTTTAAGTATAAATATACAATATTTACAAAAACGAAAAAACCCGTTATATTTCTATAACGGGTCTTTGAGTGTGAGTAATATATCTTGGCTATTAGATATACTAATAAATATTACAGATTAACTGAAACATATCTAATCTTTACACTATCAGGCATCTCATTTAGTAAATCTAAATCTACACCTTCTGGTAGTTCAGTTATGTTTAGTTCTTGTTTTACTTGTTCTAGTGTTAATGTATTTTCCATATTATCTCCTTTTAGTTTATTTGTCCCCAACTTGTTCCATTGTGGAAGTATAAGTTAGAACCAGATACTGCAAGTTGTCCAACTCCACCTGCTGGTAGTGGGTCTTGTGCTCCCAATTCCAACACATCATTCATAGTTACTTTAGCATTGTTGGTAGTTACTGCATTATTGGTTGTTAAACCTGTAAAGGTGTGTTGTCCTGTAAAGTTTTGAACTCCTGTTAAGTTAATGGTATCTGCTTTTATATTTGCAAAAGATGAACCACCTGCTTCTATAAGATTGATGTAATCATAATTGAAATCATCACCAACACCCAAGGTCATTGCAACTCTATCTTCACCAACCACTACTTCATTCACCCTTGTAAAAGTTGAGTCAAATTTAGTCATTACAAAAGCATTATCGTAATTTGAACTTGGATAATTTTGAATACCAAAATAGTTGTGTGTATAAATTGTTCCGTTAGAACCAGTATAAGGGCTAATTGTAATAGAATCTAATTGTCCATTACTAGTTAGTGCATCTACGGTTTGGTCTAATATTTTAGTTGATTCAAAGTTTCCATCAGGCAAGAAAGAGATTTTACAATTATTTAGAGTTTCAAAGTTCATTGCAATACCCGTCTCTTGTTTAAAATAAGAGAAATCTACTCCTACAACGGTTTGTTCAAATGAAGTTACATAAGGGCCTGCTCCTTCTCTAGCAAATCGTTGTGTTACTAGGCCATTAGTAGCTTGTAAACCTTGATATGGATAAGAGAATACAATTGTTCCTAATGATGATTCTGCTGATTGTGTTACAAATAATCCACCACCTACGTTAATAGTACCATTTGGATTTGTGTATATGTTACCTGCGCCTAAATCAATTTCAAGAGAACTACCACCAGCAGGAATAGATGATATATTGTTTGTATATAACGTTTCTGTTCTAAATTCACCACTAGATGATAATTCACCACTAAAAGAACCAGTAAATGTTGATGTACCATCTGTTTTACCAAATGTATCTGTAATAATTTGTCCTGTTACATCTAATACTGTATTTGCAGATGATGAGCCTATTAAGTTTATAGTATCTCCTGCTATTGTTGTTGTTCCTCCTATATCTGCTTTAAATACTTCATATGCAGCTGCACCACCACCTGGTATAAACTGTAATTCAATTTCTGCACCAGGTAATCCATAATGATTTTCTAATTTAGTAGTACTACTACCAAAAGATAACTTACCTAAACTTGCACTTACTTCATTTGCACCTATTGTAGCTATTCCTGTTATTGTACCAACATTTTTTATTTGTCCTCCAACAAAACCATTAGGTGCAATTATTTCTAATGGTTCCCAAGGTATTGATGATGTATCACCAATTATTTTAAGTGATGATGTTGTAAATGTATAATTTACATCTCCATTTTGTATTCCTACTGACCCACTAATTGTTTGGTCACCATTAAATGTGTTAGAGCCTGTGGTTGCTAATCCTTCAGGTGTAGGTGTAATAGAAGAAGATGCAACTGTTGTTGGTACTCCATCTGAATTACCTACCCAAAGATATCCTTCTTGAATGTTTGGTAAATCATTACTTCTACCAATTGCTGATACAAGTATTTCTCCACTATTTTGTTGTCTCCTACCTACTATACCAACATTTTGTATTAAGTTAGTTCCAGTTGGTTTAACATTTGTTAATCCACCTCCTACTGCAACATAAAGAGTATCACCAACATTGTAGTTTGGAGTTTGTGTATCTATATTTTGTAGAGTTCCCAATGCAACCATTTGAGTGTTAGTGTTTTGTGATACACTCTCGTATGCTACACCATATGCTGGCATTTTAGTTGGGTCACTTGCATCTGCTTTTCCAACAGTTACTCTATTTTCTCCACTACTAAATCCAGTTACATATAATGGGTCACCCTTTACAATAGCTTCATCTGTTCTAATTTCAATCTGTGCTCTATCTGCATAATCAAAAGAAAGATTACCAGCTCCATCAGTTCTAAGAACCATAAACTCTGTACCATCTACGAATGTAGTATCTGTAAGGTTTACTTGTGATGAACCTGATACAATACCACTTGGGATGTTAGATAGTTCAGGATAACTCACTTGTGAACTTCCACTTACTAATCCACTTGGTTTATCTTGTATATTATCCCAAGTTGGGTCTACAACATTCTCTGCATAAGATGCAGTTAAAGCGTAAGATGATGTTATATCTAATTCAGATACAACAGAACCTGTCCCATCATAGAGAGTTGAAGTGGTTACATCTTTTTGTAGTAGTTGTCCAAATGAACTACTGATTGGTTGATTTGTTAAATTATAGTTTGCCATCTGTTTTTATCCTCTTATTGTGGTAGATAACCATATCTTGAATTTGTTATTTTTAATCCCAACTTTTCAATATCAGCTCTTACACCACCTCTAAAAACGATTGGTGATTTGAATTGTGTATCTCTATCTGGAAATATATCTTCGTTTTGTTCTGTTCCATATTCTGGAAAAGTACTACTGTTATAACATAAGAAATCTACCAATCTTTCACTAAAGTATTCTGCTTTGTTTTTGATTGATTGTCTTTTCTTATCGTACAATGCTAAATCAGCATCTATGTTATTTTCACCGCCTGTTGGTTTAACCAATCCAGCGTTTCTTGGTCTTAGGTAAATAGTTTCTAATGATTCATAATAAGACCAGTATATTAAAGTATCTTGGATGTAATCATCTACAAGTGATTTATAAACACCTGTTAGAGAATCTGATTGTACATCTGCAATTATTTTATCATATAATTTAGAACCCAAGAGACGAGTAATGTGGATTATCTGTGCTTCTCGGATTACTGATGAAATTAAATCAACATCTAAGTTATTGTTTATATCTGTAAACCTTTTTAATTTACTCTCCGATATTAGTAGGGTATTCTCCATTTGTAATCTCCTTAGTTTCTATATTATCTTCTAATTGTTTATCATCACCAATTTCTGCTTCTACTGATGTTACTACTTCAGTTTCTTCACCATCCTCAAATATTCTTACTTGTTCTATACCTAATCCACCAGTATATCCATTACAATAAAGTATCTCTTCAAATGTAGTTAGAATATCTGATTGTTTTGGTTCAATCACATTTTTAAGGAATAGTGCCTGTGCTTCTAACATTTCTGTTCTTCCTCCCAATTGTCCTTCGGTTTTAATTCCTAATAACATTGGAGATACGATACGATGTGATGTTAAAATCTTTTGAGTAACCATATCATTAACAGTAGTATAATAACCATCAGCTCCGTTCTGTGGAATGGGAGTGATGATTGGTGCCTCATCCTTATTTGCCACATCCATATAAATAAGAGAACCTGCGTTATCACTTCCTGCATATGCTGTTCTTAATTGTCTTTCAATTGTTTCTCTATCTTCTGCATCCGCATTGGTGAAGGTTGTAATAGATAGAGATGGTGCAAGACCATTCTTTATGTTGTTTGTGTGGAAATTATCTATTTCCGCATCTAATGAAATAATGTTTAACCCTCCTTGGTAATCAGGTAGTGGATAATATTTCATACCAGGTCTGTAAGGGTTAAAGTAATATAATTGTGATGGAGAAGTTCTATCCAATTTGTTAAATCTTGGTAAGAATACCATATCATCATCACTTACTCTCAATCTTCCTTTGTTTTCAAATTCAGATGAAATAAAGTAACCAGGTACAATTCCTCTCTCATTACACTTGTGAGCTCTTACATAAGAAAAATCAATATGATAAACATCTGTAATCTTTGTTCTATCGTTTGACCATATCACTTCTAATGCGTATCCACCAAAGATAGCTCTATCTAAAGCAACTTTCTTAAAGATATCGTTCCAAGATTCTCCATCTCGGTTTGCTCTATCTAAAATACTCTCATCTTCTGCAGTTAAACCACCACCAACGATAGCATCAGCTATTGAATTGATTGCGGTTGAGTTGATTGATGATTTGTTGTATAATTCTATTATATAAGATGGGAAATCATTTGTTTCTCCATAATATACGATTTTCCCCTTATCATCTTCAAATACTCTTGATGATGGGTATAATGCTTCACCATACTTGGGAATAATCATTAATTTATGTTTGTTTAATTTTTTCATCTGTTATCCTTGATAAACTGTATATGTTGCATTCTCATTAGATGATATATAATTCTTCTCAATGGGAGAAACTGAGCCACTTACAAATACCCTATCTTGGTATTTTAAAGTAGAAGTTGAAGTAATTTCTTCATAGGTAACACCACTATCTGTTCCAGCATAACTCCACAATTGTGATGTTCCTGTCCAAGAGGTTTCTGTTGTTCCCCATACTAAAGGTTGACCTGTTATTTCTGGTCCATACCATACTTCTAAATTGTAGGTAGTTCCTGGTAATCCTTTAACTTGTTTTCCATTGTATTCTGTTGAGGAAGATATATCAAAACTTAAAACCTCCCAACGAAGATTGTTTGTATCTTCGGTGGATGATGTTGTAAAAGTGATACTTGCTAAATCAGTATCATTTTCTAAGGTAGGGTAAATTACAATATTGTAAACATAACCATTTTCATAAGAACTCGTTACAAGAGGTGTATCGGTTTCTTTTTGGTAGGTTATAGTGTTTGTTTGGTTTTCTTTTAAAGTAATCATATATCTCCTTAAAATAAGAAATAGGGGGGTATAGAACCCCCCATATTCTTAAATTGCTTATTGTGAAATAGTAATACCTGTCAATACTGCACTTAAATCAGCACCCGATACTGGTATCGATGGTTCTGGTTCTTGAGCTGTAAAAGTTAAGGTATAACCATTAGCATCTCCAATTGCTGTTCCTGTTTGACCCTGTCCTCCATTAAGTTGAGCCCCATACACTTTTCCAACATAGAAGAATTTGTCTCCACCAGTTCCTGCGTTGTTAGTTTCAACAACGATTTTCAGGTCAGGGTTTTGAGCTAAAATCTTCATTTGATTTCTAAGTGCTGATTGCATCTTTAGGAAAACAGCATTTATAGTAGACTCGTAGAAAACTGTTCCATTCTCAGTTGAACCATTAATGGTTTCTGTGAAATCAGAAGTTCCTCTGGTCAAGTCAAACTGATAAAATACACCATTACCACTTAAGTCAGTAATTTCACCTGCGGTTTCAGTTACTCCACTTTCTGGTAATGAGCCAGACAGGATATACAATGTTTTGATTCCACCTGCGTTATCGCGGCATCCAAGGGCAAAGCCCGAATTAATATCACATGACATCTTATATCCTCCTTTTAGTTATCAGTTATTATAAATTGTTAGTCACCCAGTATTCTGGGAATGCTACTTGTACACCTAATTTGGTTACAATTCTGTGTTTCAATTGGTCACCATTGATGTCATACCATAATTGGAAGTT